CGCTTTGGCTGTCAAACGGGTCTACTTCAAAGCTACTACCTGGGAAGTTCCGAGGACGCATAGCAAAATTAACCGTTGGAGTTGCAGAAGTAGAAGCCGTAAAGTTAACGTCAGGGATCATACGACGAGTAAGGATGAACTTCTCGCCATCATCTAGGTCAAAGTCAGACGACTGGATGTATGCCTCCATAGGCAAGGTGTCGTCATTAATGCCATTTTCATGGTCAAGTAAATACCCAATCTGTGCAGTACTGTCATATTGAATAGCTTGTGGGTACTCTCTTGATGGGGAGTCTAGCCAAGCAGTGCGCTCAATATTGCCGTAGTACCAGATTTTCTCAAGATAGTTATAAATTATGTAGCGATTATTTGTGTTTGAATTAGCACTGGGATAGAACCACCATACCTCGTTAAACCCTTCGTTAGTGCCGGACACAATTTTATCCGCTTGGCTGTAGTCAACGTCTTGGAATAAGAAAGTACGCAAGGTGCAAGGTAGCGTCTCAACCCGTCCAGAGTAAGCATAGAACTTATCATGCCCCATCCAGTAAGTAACGTTATTAGCTGATGCACAGGCACGGGGGGAGATAATTGAAATGTTATCTGCTAATTCTTGCAAACTAAACACATCTGTTGTGCCAGTATATTGGAACGAATACAGGTGGGAATCCGTAAATACTAAGATTTCTTGTCGGGTTGGTAACGCACGGACAATCTGTGAACCACGAGAAACCCGTATAAATCCAGCCGTATTAGTGGGTAATGGGTTCCATACATTAGGCTGATCTTGGGTAGCCCAGCGAATTAAAAGAGGGTCAAAGTCAGTTGGACCACCACCAAAAGGTTGAGCACCAAAAGCTAGTAAATGTTTGTCGTTTTGCGATACAAGTATCTGCATTGCCTTATTAGGCACAGAACTAGGAGCAACCCCATTAAGAGTAAGCCCAGACAGAAGAACAGCTCGAGTTGAAAGAGCGTTATCAATAGGGGCAGTCCCACGCTCCCAATAGTAAATTTCGCCATCACGAATGTTGGCTACAGCGTCATTATCAAAGTTATCAAACCACCAATCACGCTGCGGTAGGTTTACAGGTGTAGCACTCGCAAGTCCCCAACCAATACCAGGAGCACTGTATACCCCAGTACCCCATCCGTAACCTAGCGTATTCCCAGCGTTGCCAATAGCAATCTCATATGTAGAAGTTACCGCACCCCCACCGTTACCAGAGTCAGAACTATTAGCTAATACGGGTAAACCTGTAGTTGAGCTTCTGGCAGTAATACTATATGCGTTGGCATTAATCGTAGTTACTTCATAGTTTTGATTAAGAACTGCGGCAGTAATATTGCCACCGAGCGATGCCGCCCCACTAAACGTAACAAAATCACCCGTATTAGTAGCTGACCCAGAGTTAACAACTACTAAAGTAGAAGACCCAGTAGTAGCAGTAAAAGTAGTAGCGTTTACAGATGTAGCTCTAATAGGGGTTATATCGTAAAAGATTCCGCCTACTTCAATATATAATTTTTTATTTGTACCGATTCCAAGCAAATTATCAGAATAAGTCGTTAGCCAGTTGTACATTTGGCGACCAACACCAAGCATATAGTTAGGGGTAGCCCTAATCCACCCACCTATTTTTTGTGGGTACCCAGACAGGAAACGAATCTTATCGCACTCAAACCAACCCCCTTCGTTAGAGTAATTGGTCTGGTCCCGGTTTAATCCTGGTTTAAAGTTAAGTTTTATAAATGGCATAATTAAAATTCAACCCACCCAGTAATAACATATTTTGAATTGCTTAACGGGGGATTACCTCTATGTGTGTGCGTATATCCAGCAGGCCATAGTAACAACGTTCCTGCTTTTGGTTTAATACGTATGTGTTGGTATAAAAATTCTGTTTCACCGCCTTCTTCTACGTTGTTTAAATACACCATCCAAGCCATTAATCTCTGCGATACAGCTCTAGTGTTTGATTCAAAATGCCATTCATGATACCCACCACCAATTTCAGTTTTTTGAATTCGGCAAGAAAATATAGAGTGTTTTTCAGCTTCTTGTAAAGAAGAAAATTTATTTGAGTAATCCGAATAGCAGTTATTCCAAAATATAGTGCCAAATTCTGATATAAGTTTTTGAGTAGGTGTTAAATCAACTTGGGTTTCGTAGTGAGGGAACACCGTGTGGTCATCTTTTTTATGTTTTAAAATACCTTCAAAATTTTGTCTGTTGTGGCAAAACCCAGTTTTATTCATATTTTCAAAATACGTTACTGCTTCTTCGCAAAACTGTTTGCTAAAAGCATCTTCGTAAATACCAATAAATTGCTCGTGTTTTATATTCATTCGGGTTTACCCTAAGATAAAAATAACGCCCGTTCATCGTTTCTACGAGTGACCAAGCCTTTTAGTACTTTACCCCCAGCCAGCGTATATTTCAAGAACTCTTCTGCCGCTTCTTCCATTTCGCCCCGAATAACCTTCTGACGGAGGGTGCTGCGCTGTAGTGTTCCCAGACCAACATTAAAGCTAAAAGATACAAGAGCATCGAATTGACCTTGAGTGAGCTTGACAGGACAGAAGCGTTCAACACCTCGCTCAAAGCGATTAAGGTCGTCTCTAAGAATGTCATCTACTTCCTCCATCGAAAAGGTGCGGTCGTCTTTATATTCCAAGGGAGTACTATCCCGTTCGTCTATTTTTAAAGCACCTTGCCGTGGGTAGAGCACATGCCCGACACCAATCGTCCACAATTTTGCGGGACAGCGATATGGACGCTGGCGAACACCCTCATGGTGCTTAATCATCTTAATAGCTTTATCGCTTACTTTCATACTTAAAAATAATTAATCGTAAGAACCAACCTAAAATCTGCATTTGTGCAGTTACTGCTATTGTGTTCTAAGCTGCCGTCAGAAATAAGAGCTCGATTTTCAACAGACTGCACACAAGAGTTGTCGTGCAGTCTTGTAAACCCATCATTTGTATTTAAATATAAAATACAAGCATTGTGGGAGAAATCAAAATCAGTGTGTTTATTATGCTCAACTAATTTTTCTCTTCCAACATAACGCAATATCCGACAACGTATAAGTGCTTTAGCTTCTAGTTTTTTTAATATTGGTTGCAGTAAAGGAAAAAAACTACTATTAACTGTAAAATTATTATAAAAAGTGTGTATAAAATAAGAGTCGCTAAAATCGTTTGGATCTGCTACGGTTGGTGCGAAAAACCAAGGAAACTCAATATCTAATATTAAGTTTTTAAATTCAGCAAACTCTTCTTTACTAAGAAAATTATCTATAATTTTCATTTTTTAAATGCCTGTGTGCCAAACCAGAAGGAAACAATACTTGCCCAAATAATCTGGGTCTCGTCATCCCATAGGAGGTTTAACGCTACGTCAAATGGCACTTCCCGATGAAAGGCAAACCAGAACCCAAACAGTTCTACGAACATAAACATAATGAACATACCGTAGGTAATGGCTGGTCTAACCATAGCTCTAGAGTTAGTAACCCACTGGGAAGCACCCTTGCCAATCTCAATGTCGTGGGCATACAAAGACGCCCTTTCTTGGGCTTGGGTTTCCATTTGGACTTGTTCGGTGCGGATTTCTTCTACACGAGCTTGGGCAACATAACCCGCTTCCATAAGTTTTAATTCCCGCTCCGTCTGCATAGCAGCCATAGCCAACTCATGCTTCTTGTCAGACTTGTCTTGAAAAAACCCTAATAGGCTGGGTAGTCCGCCAGACAGGAACGATATAAGGGTAGTAAATAGGGTAATCATTTCTTTCCTCTTTCTTCTAAGAGTTTGACCCGCACATGGAGGTCATGAATATCTTTGTAAATTTCTTCACGCTGTTTTGCTCTACGCTCGGCTGATATTGGGCTGTCCGTTGGCACGCCTTCGTTAGTAATTAAAGCAGGCATCTTGCCTTCAATTTGGGTTAGGCGGGTCTGAAATGAAGATACTTGACCGAGTAGCCACGCTATACAGGCTACAAGAATTGGAATAACCGCCTTTAGTATGTCTTGCATATTCATTTTTTAGACCCCCATACTATGTAATAAGCAATCCAGCCTGCTGCCATAAAGCACCAGAACTGCACCCATTTAACCTTTGACAACTCGGCATCAAAGTACTTCTTGTCTTCCTTCTCAAGCCGCTCAATCTCGGTCTTGATGTCTAGCACCTTTTGCCATTCTTTGGTGCCGTGCTGCTTTATAAACTCCACCCTTAATTTGTACTCTTCATCCGAAATCTTCTTGCGGTGCTTGTACTCCTCAAGGGCTTTAAATATCGCCCGTTCTTTCTTTAACTCTGCTTCTCTACGCTCACGGATCTTGGCATTTGCCCGTTCTTTTGCTACGTCTACCGCTTCTTTTTGAACATCCTCGATGTTCTTACCAATCTCTCGCCCAGCCTCACGCCCAGTTTTAATCCCCTCGCTAATCCCCTTGGCGCCAGCGCCCAATCCGAGTTCGTCTGACATAATTCAATTTACTCACCCCAGAGCTTTGTACCGCCTTTAGGTACAGAAGTAGCCCAAACAGATACAGATTGTTTAGGGGTAGATAGATCAAACCCGCAATCGTTGCACTTTTGCGCAGCAAGCTCAGCCTCATCTACGTCCCGACTGCAATTAGGACAAAGAACTTCAACCGTATGACGGCACACTTTAGTGCCGTCTTCTAATTTAACTGCTGGGTTTTCTGAGATCATGATTGTACGGGCACTGGCGGTTTAGGTTCGTTAGTAGTTAAAACGCTACCATTCCAAGTAAAACCAATTTCACCTGCACCTAATACTTCTCCTAAAACAAAATCAACAATAATTTCTTTTTCAGTTGTTGGGTTTATTTCATATACAGCTTGCCAAATCATAGCGGGAGTAGTTGCATCAACTACTTGGATAGAACCAGCAGGTGGTTGCCATGAACTAGGATTACCGTCCCAAACAACATTGTTTGTTACTACATTAGATTCAATAATTAAATAATTTTGAGTAGTCATTTTTTATCCTTAATATTCTATCCAAACAAAACCTGCTGAACCCGAACCACCTGCGGCTTGACCAATACCCGCATTAAAATAAGCACCACCACCGCCGGCTCCATATCCATTTCCAGCATTACCACCTTGGTTTGCAAACGCACTACCACCGCCACGACCAAAAGGTCCTGATCCCGGAATACTACCGTTTAGTGTGGCTACTCTAGTACCAGCAGCTCCAGCTGTGGCTCCGCCTGATCCACTCCAATTCTCATCGACACCGCCACCTGGAGAACCACTTCCACCACTTAGAGCCCATGCTCCGCCTGATGTCCCACCTCCGGCTCCACCTGAACCAGGATTACCGCTTTGTGACCAAGTGCCACCAGTACCGCCGGTTGCACTAACAGTACTAATAGATTGACTTCCTGATGCTACGGATGATGTACCGCCTGTACTGCCATTAGCTCCTGAATTACCTGCTCCACCACCACCAACAGTAACGGATAGAGTATTACCTGGGGTTAATCCTGTAAAAAATTGAATAGCATACCCACCGCCACCGCCACCACCACCGCCACCACTTTGATTACTTGTTGCACCGCCACCGCCACCGCCAGCCACAACAGTTGCTTTAATTGCCGTAACACCTGTAGGAAGGGTAAATGTGCCTGATGAAGTAAAGACTTGACCACGACCACCTTGTGCTTCTGAACCACCACTAGATGCAATTGTTTGATTAGGCCATGTACCTGTAATAGTAATGCCTGATCCCTGAACTAAACCAGGGCTTGCGGTTCCTGTACCACCATTAGCTACAGGCAAAGTTCCTGATACATTAGATTGCAAATTAGCAAATGTAGTAGACGTAGTTCCTGTACCACCATTAGCAATTGGCAATGTACCTGTTACGTTAGTTTGCAAGTTTGCATACGTGGTTGAAGTTGAACCCGTACCACCGTTAGCTATAGGAAGAGTTCCGCTTACATTAGACTGTAGATTTGCAAACGTTGTAGATGTAGTCCCTGTACCACCATTAGCAATTGGAAGCGTACCGGTCACATTTGTCTGCAAGTTAGCATAGGTAGTTGAAGTTGAACCCGTACCACCCGAAGCAATAGGTAACGCAGACCCAAGAGTCAATGAACTTAAGTGAGTAACTGCGTCTACAACCCCAGTACCCGTACTAAATACCCACATTGTTTTAGCAGTGGGTACAGTAACAGTTGAACCTGATGCGTTTTTAACAACTACGGCACCTAGTGACGCGTTGTTAATAAGATACAGTTTTTGGATAGCGGGGACAGTCAAATTAAAGCCGCCACTACCACCTAAGTTAAGACGTAACGCACGGGCATTTTGCGCCGCATTAGTATCAGTTAGGGTTAGTGTAGTGTCGCCATTAATAGTAACGTCAACCGAACCTGTGATAGCCTGTTCAATGGCTACCCCTAAATTGTCGTTAGTTACGTTGCCCCAGGTTCCCGAGTTTTCCCCGGTCGCCATGAGCTGAATTTTAAGATTACTATATGTACTTGCCATTTATTGCTCCTAAGCCGCTATCGGCGTCCAATTTGGTGTTTGCGAAGTATCAATCAAGCCCCAGACTAGGGGTCTAGAAACCCGACCTACTGCACTCACACCCGTTAAGTATACGTTAGCGTCGCTGTTTACGGCAACACTACCCAAAGAAATTGTTCCTGCTACCCCTGTAACAACTGCGTTTGCCCCTGCCTCCGCCTCAACCTCACCAAGCCCCATCGTACCAGCCACGCCGGTTACATTAACTACGGCTTTTCCTACTACTTGGGCGGTGCCAATTTGTCCCGTTCCAGACACACCGGTTGGGAAGACGTTAGCTTTAGCGTCTACCTCTTCTTCACCCAATAACGCAGAGGCTCCAACGCCTGTTACATTAAAATTATTAACTGTTCTAGTTGTAACAGTTCCTAAAGAAGCCGTAACACCAAAGCCAACTAAAACAGCGTTTGCCTTAGCAGTTACTGTTACATCTCCCTCAGAACAAACTGCCTGCTCGCCAGTAACTCCGTGGTTAGCACCGGCATCCACAGCCACGCCAATTAATTCTGCAACTATTTCAAAGCCCGTAACATTAGGCACTGCCTGTCCTGATACTTGTACAGTGCCTATAGATCCACTTGCCTGTACTCCTACAAGAGTTACTGACTGAGAAGTCCTAACCTGCCCAATATCAACGGTAGCGGCAATGCCTATTACACATACTTTATTAACCCCACCACCCCAGGTACCTTCACCCCAGCCATACGCACCCCAACCCTCTTCATCAACACAGGCTACAACACTACCAAGTATGGTCCCACCAGATACGCCCGTGGGCAATGCTGAGGCTTCTGACGTTATAGATACCGTGCCAACAGCGCTGTTTGTACTTACTCCAGTTACATTTACGTTGGCATCAGAATCTATTTCTTCTTCGCCTAACGCACCTATGGCTTGCAAACCGGTTACAGATATGTTGTTATTAGACTGAGGAATCACGGCTCCTACAGACCCAGAAGCCACAACCCCAGTAACACTAACCCCGATGCCGGTTGTAACACTCGCTACTGCACCAGATGCAGATACGCCTGTAACAGGCACGTTAGCCTTAGCGGCTACAGTTTCAACGCCAATAGCCCCAGAGGCAGTTACACCAGTGGGGCTTACATTAGCTAATCCTACTACGTCTACAGTACCAATTGAAGAGGACGAAGAAACCCCTGTTACGTTAACCGAAACAGAGATCGAACCTTCGCCCCAGGCGCCTAGCCCCCAAGCACCTTCGCCCCAATTGGCTGTCGCCATATGCTATTAAGCGATACGGATGATTGCGTTACTTGCATCAAACGTTGGGAAAATGATAGTGAAGTCAC